ACTGAAGATTTAATAGAGATGCATCAAAATTTTGAAAAAATGCAAGCTACGCAAAACACAGAGTTAGGCGAACAGCGAGCATTAATACAAACTTTACAAAATGCAAAAAAAGCAGCCGAAGCTATTTCACCACTAGAAGAACCAGTTAACTTTGAAGATGAATTTTATAGTGACCCTAAAAAGGCATTAAACAATGCTATAGAAAATCATCCAGAGCTAATTGAAGCAAGAAATGATCGAAAAATCCAGGCACAGAAACAACAAGTAAGTGTTTTAGAAAAAGCATACCCAGATTGGCAAGAAAAAGTAGCTGAAAAAGCTTTTCAAGATTGGGTAGGTGATTCAGAAATACGAACTGAAATGTTTAAAAAAGCAGATAGTGAGCATCGCTCCGACTACGCAATAGAACTCTTCGATATGTTCGATAAAGTCAACATGATTGACAAGACAAAAGAGGTTCAGAAGCAAGAAACGGATAAAAGAGATAAAGCACTAAAAGCAACAAGTTCTGAGACTCGCTCTTCTTCAGATTCTAGTTTAAGTGGCAAAAAAATATACCGCAGGGCAGATTTAATTAACTTGCAGATAACAAATCCTGACCGATACGCAGCGTTGTCAGATGAAATCCAGTCAGCGTATGCAGAAGGAAGGATCAAATAATAATACTTAAATAGGAGTAATAAAATGGCGTTAGGTACAAATAACACCACAGCAGCCGTTGCTGGTAACTTTATCCCAGAGTTATGGTCGGATGAAGTAATAGGTGCATACAAATCAAATTTAGTTGTTGCTAATGTAGTAACTAAATTATCCCATCAAGGGAAAAAAGGTAACACAATAAAAATACCTGTTCCAGCAAGAGGTGTTGCAACAGCAAAAGCAGCTAACTCACACGTTACATTGAGTGCAGCTACTAACTCAGTTGTAGATGTAGTTATTAACAAACACTTTGAATACTCAAAGTTAATTGAAGATATTGCAGAAGTACAGGCACTTGCGTCAATGAGAAAGTTCTACACGGATGATGCAGGTTATGCACTCAGTACACGAGTGGACACTGACCTAGTTACATTATGGGAAGAGTTTGCAAAAACAGGTGTAGGTGTTGTAGGTGGTACAGGTGCAGCAGTTTTTGAGAAAGCAGTAATTGGTAGTAACGGTACTACTCTTTATACTGGTAACTCATCTAACGCTGCTGACATTGCTGATGCTGGAATCAGAGGTATGCTTTTACAACTTGATAATGCGGATGTTCCTATGGACAATCGTGTAATTGTAATGCCACCAATTGCCGCAAACGACTTGCTTGGAATCAACAGATTTACTGAGCAACAGTTTATTGGTGATGGTAGTGCAATTAAGACTGGCAAGATTGGAATGATATATGGTGTTGATGTTTACATCTCATCTAATTGCCCTTCTGCTGTTGGTGGTGCTACTGCAACTGATAGAATCGGTGCAATGTTCCACAAAGATGCTCTAGTTTTAGCAGAGCAAGTTGGAGTTCGTTCACAAACACAGTATAAGCAAGAGTATTTAGGTGATTTGTTCACTTCTGATACTCTTTATGGCGTTAAGACACTTCGTCACAGTGCTGGCGTTGCGTTTGTAGTTCCAGGTGCTTAATTAATTAAGCCGTAGCCCCTTCTCACGAGGGGGTTATTCTAAGTTAATTATAAATGGATATTTTATGAAGCAAGTAATAAAAAAAATAGTTGGAAAAATGATAGGAAGTTCTCCAACTGGCGCTAGTTTGTCAAATAAAGAATTAAAAGCACTAAAAGGGTTAAATCAATTAAAAAAAATGAGAAGTTCTTCGCCTACTGGTGGATCAATAAAAAAAAGAACAAAGCCTTTAAAAAAATAATGCCTTTTTACGAATACCAATGTAAAGACAAACATGTTTTTGATGAAATGTGTTCTGTTAAAGATAGATTACAAAAAAAAGAATGTCCAGAATGTGGACAAAAAGGTCAATTTAGAATAAGCGTTAGAGGTACACAACCTCATTTTGGCAATCAAGATACTCTTTTTAATATGAGAGAGCGTAAACGATTAGGAAAGGATGATTTTAATGGACATATTTGAAGATACTACTAAAAACAAAGAACTAGATTATCTTTCAGATATAGCTAATAGTCTTGTTAGTGATGACAACGAGCATGATGACATTGAATTATTAGGGGAGTTGAATGATTAAAATGCATTGGAAAAAAAGAAAAACATTAGCTATGTTGGCTAATAGAAGGCAGAGTCAAAGACAATTTGATCCTACAGTTACAATTCCAACAGAAATTCAAGCAGAACAAAATGACATACTTGGAAGAAATCTTTACATAGTAACCGAGACACTTTTTGACCCTAACAACAACAATTTAAATTACAACATTATAGCGGAGTAATAAATGGCACAAATTAAAATATCAGCACTAACAGCACTCACCAATACAGATGGCAATGAAGAGTTGCTTATTAATGATGGTGGAGTGTCTAAAAAAGTAATTATAACTAACGTCTTACCAGACGATTCAGTATTAACTAAACACATTGCAGCAAGTAATATAGGAACAACAGAGATTGCAGACAATGCTGTTACCTCTGCTAAGATTGCTGACTCTAATATTACTACTGTAAAGATTGCTAATGATGCTATTGTTGGTACTAAAATTGCTGATAATGCAATAAATTCTGAGCATTACACAGATTTAAGTATTGATGAAGCACACATTAATGACGGTAATATTACAGTTGGTAAAATGGCTGCTAATAGTATTGATTCTGCACAATATGTCGATGGTAGTATTGACAGAGTACATTTAGCTGTTGACATTGTAGACGGAACAAAGATTGCAGATGATAGTATTAACTCAGAACACATAGCAGCAGACTCTATAGATGCAGAACATTATGCTCCAGGATCAGTAGATGCTACAGCATTAGGAGCAGATGCGGTTACAGCAGCCAAGATTGGTGATGATGTAATTAATAGTGAGCATATAGCAGCAGACAGTATTGATGCTGAACATTTAAATGCAAATTCAGTTAATACTGATGCTATTATTGATGATTCAGTTACGTCAGCCCACCTTGCAGCTGGTGCTGTAGATGCAACTGCTTTAGGAAATGATGTTGTAAATAGTCAACACATAGCAGCTGATAGTATTGATGCTGAACACTATGCTGCTGGTTCTGTAGATGCTACAGCACTAGGTGCAGATAGTGTTACTGCGGCCAAGATTGGAGATAATGTTTTAAACTCTGAGCATTACGCAGCAGCAAGTATTGACAATGAACACTTAGCTGATAACGCAGTAAATACAGCAGAGATAGCAGATAACGCAGTATCAATAGCTAAAATGGCAGGTCTTGCTCGTGGTAAAGTAATTGTAGGAGATGCAAGTGGCGATCCTTCTGCTTTAGCATTAGGCCAAAATGGTTATGTATTAAAATCAGATGGTTCAGATATAGCTTGGGCAGCAGATGCAGGTTTATCTGATGAAAATGTACAAGACTTAGCTGGTGCAATGTTTACTTCAAATACTGAAACAGGCATTACAGCTACATATCAAGATGCAGATGGTACTATAGATTTAGTTATTGGAGCAGGTGATATTGTACATTCAATGTTAGGTGCTGATGCAGTAGACGGAGATAACATAGGCGATGATGTTATAAATTCAGAACACATAGTTGCGGATAGTATTGATGCTGAACATTTAAATGCTGACTCTGTAAACACAGATGCTATTATTGATGATGCAGTTAGAACTGCACACATACAAAATGCTCAAGTAACTACAGCTAAAGTTGCTGATGATGCAATTACTTATGCCAAAATGCAACACACAGCAGCAGCTAATAGATTATTAGGTGCAGCAAGTGCTGGTGTTATAGGTGAAGTGCAAGTTGTTGTAGGAATGATGGCTGCAAACTCTGTAGACTCAGACCAATATGTAGACGGAAGTATTGATACTGTTCATTACGCTGACAATTCTATTACAGGTGCAGAACTAGCAGACAACATAGATATTGCTGGTACTTTAGATGTAACAGGAGTTGCAACTTTAGATTCTAACCTAGTAGTTGCTGGCAGTGCGGTTGCTGGAACATTTATAGATACTACAAACTCTGGCAATATAGCACTTAACTTTTCAAATGACAATAACTTTGTATTAACTTTAACAGGTAATGTTACTTTAACTAATCCTTCAACAGAAATAGTAGGACAGTCTGGTTTTATTGTTTGTATTCAAGATGGAACAGGTAGTAGAACTTTAGCAATTGGTACAGATTATGAAACTGCTGGAGCTTCTGGAATTACTTTATCAACTACTGCTAACTCAACAGATGTTATTCCATATATTGTTGCAGCATCAAATAGAATACTTTTAGGTGCGCCACAATTAGCATTTTCATAAGGAGTAATTAATGGCTTTCAGTTCAACAACTCAATTAATGGTTGATTCTAAATTTAGAATACCTACTAGTGTTAGATTAGACGGACAACCTTCTTTTTTCTGGCACAGGAAAAGTGGATGGGAAGATAAAGCTGATACTAATACTGCTGATTATGGTGCTGATAGAGATAGGCAGAAATTTACATTTGCTATTTGGCTTAAAAGAAATAAACTAACGGATACTCCCGTTAATGACACTGCTAATAAACAACATATTTTTGAAATAACTGATAGCGGCCCAGAAAATACTGCAAATTATAATACGGGGTTTGTAGATAGAATCCTTTTTGACAACGAAGATAAATTAATTATAGAATTTGACAATCAATCAGACCAAGATGAGGTAATAAACCTTAAAACAAAATCTCAATTTAGAGATACTAGTAGTTGGTATCATATTTTAGTTGCAGTAGATACAACAGAATCAGCATTTGCAAACAGAGTTAAACTGTATATAAACGGAACACGATACACAGATTTTGTTGCAGTTGCAGAAGCTAACTTTCCAGCAGAAAATGATAAATTTGATTGTATGCTTTATCATCCTTATACGTATCAATATATTGGAGGTAAATTATCTACTGAAAATGGCAATGGTGGATTATCATCTTTAGAAGCTAACATAGTAGAATGTTATTACGTAGAAGATTATGCTTTAACACCTACGACATTTGGAGAGTTTGGAAAATATGGTGAATTTAAACCTATTAAAACATCGGGTATAACTTACACATATCAAAGTTTTTATCACCCATTTCAAGAAGGTTTTGGAAACGCTAAGGGATTTAGTCCTGTTACTTATACTGGTAACGGAGGAAGTCAACAAGTTTTTACAGGTTTAGACAACACAGACTTAGTTTGGATAAAACGAAGAGATTCAGCAGCAGACCACAATATAGAAGATTCTAACAGAGGTATAAATTTAAAGATTCATTCTAACTCTACTGCTGCTGAATTAACTGGACACGTTAGCGCTTTTGGTACTGATAGTTTTAGTGTTACTGGTGCTGATTCAGATAGTAATTTACTTGGTGCAACTTATGTAGCTTGGTGCTGGGATATGGGTGGCTCTAATGCTACTTTAACTGCTGGTAGTATTGATACTGTTGTAAGAGCAAACACTACCTATGGACAAAGCATAGTTAAATATACTGGTAATGGAA